GGGCATCCCCACACCGCCGTTTAGGCGACGGGAGGCGTTTCGGTTAAGCAGCCGAACGTCGTAGACCATTGCTTGCTACTCAAACCTCACTTAGTCCAGCGGACTTGACTAGCCTTCAAGATGAAGTTGATCGCATGAGTCTGTCTCGTGCAAGTGGGCCCTTGAACAAGGCCTATGCCGTGAGTTTTCCGCCTAATCCGCTTAGGCGTCATACTCGCGGCAAACGTGGGCGCCATGTGTCCCAGTTGGATGATTCCAACTGGGCATTGAAGCGTCGAAGCGTCGTTCAGGAGAGGGAGAAGCGAGAGCGCGCTATGAACAAGAGGTTCAAACAAAGAGGCGCGCGTGGGGCTGACTTCAAGAAATTGCGTGGTGCTGAGCGCACTGCTGCGATCGAGAAGTTGGCCCATCACCGCCGTGTCACGACCACTACCGTTGGCGGTGATGTGCCTGTCGCTCAAATGAGCCGGCGTACCAGGAAGACGTTGGAAGGGTTTGGCATGTTGCCAACATTCCATCGACCTACCATTCCCTGGAACCGGCACAAGAACGGCAAGCACAAGACGGGCTCGATTGGCAAGCCAGCATTCAATTTGCTGGCAGCCATGGCGAGATTCCGGCGCGATGGCACATTGCCCCCGGTCAGTGTTGAGGAATTCAAGGCAGCCGCCACGACAGGAGTGAACCAGAAACAGTATAAGAAGATGCTATCTGCCCTCCTGATGATTGGCGGCGTTGAATCCAACCCTGGCCCGAAGCAGTGCCCGAACGTTGGTCTCGAGCAGCTCTTGGGGCGTCATCGGCGCATCAAGGGCAAGCGAGTGCTGGTTTGCCGTCTTTGTGGCATGCGTTTGCTGCGAGGTGACAACGAGCCCGGTTATGGCGACCACCCAGGAACGTTGCATTCCCTGCCTGGCAAGAAGACTGTGGAAGAGGTTCTGAAGGAGCCCCCACCGTTGACTCATAAGGAGGGGAAACAGATCGTTTCTGAGGAGGATTCTGATTCGTCATCAGAGTCTGAGGTTGAATCGGTGTTGGATCCAGTTGTTGGTGGGTTGGATTTGCCTTCAGAACCTTGTTCATCGTCGAGTGTGGGCTCATCCTGTTGTGATGAGCCACTCGTTACTGGTGCTCAAAAGTTTGTCGCGGAACCCTCTACTTCATCAAGTGATGCGTTATCCTGTTATGGAGAACCACTTGCCGTTGTTGCCAACATGTTTGCCAGCCCAATTGACCTCAAGGGAGACCACTCATTTGAGAAGGGTCTCCGGAAGCGGCACAGAGGGTCTGTCAAGACCCACTCCGAACGTGAGAAATCACGTGATCGGCGTGCTGCTCTGGCAGCCGAGAAAGTCCCGAAAGATGTCAAGCAATTCGAACGTGAATTCGATGCGGCATCAGACAAGGGCAAGAAAGCTGCCAAGAAGAAGGGTGGGGCCGAGAAACCCAAAGAGGAGGAGAAGAAGGAGGAAGTCGTCCATTGTTTGGAAGGGCATCCCATTTCTCCTGAGGACATGGCCATTGTGTCCGGGAATCTCGTCTCTATGCCTGGATGGACGTGCCGTGTTGATGGTCACCGGCCGGTCGCCCGCCATCCCCTCCACTCAGTGGACCCCCGCACGTGGTTCTGCTGGGATGTGAATGTTCACTCCACCGAGGTTACTCAGGTCTATGGTGGTGAACGACGTGTTGCCACGGATCGCAATGTGTTGGAGATCAAGTCTTCGATGAAGGTGGTCGAGTTGGATGTTTCTACCAGGGAACCTCGATATGGAAGATCGTGGATCTGGTACACATTTGCAGCTTGGCTGCTGTACACCGTCATTGCGATTGCCATTGCCCCATTGTCCGTTTGGGTGATGGCACCCGTGCCTCTCGTGGTGCCTTCATGCGTGCTCGTTGTCGCATTAAGGCCTGGCCGTCGTGTGCGAAAGTATCTTACTTACGCGCCCCATCTGCTCTCTTGTGTTCTTAAAGAGTACGATCGGCACACGAGTAAGCTGACTGTGCGGCAATCATTGCGCTCGAAAATATTGCGCATGTCCTCATTGCCAATCATTGACAAACAGTCGGCGCAGATCATTGCAGGGACCGAAGAGATTGTCGCACATTTGGTTGCCAGCGACAATTATTTTTGGGCCCGGGCTCTGACCATGCAGCAGCCCTAATTGATCCGTATACTACGGATCGCAAGGTGTACGCGGAAGGGGCACGTATAAACGAAACCCCATTACCGCGGCCCCGCTCAGAATTTGTAGAAGCGGGTGGTGCTAAGATTAGGGTTCCTGGCTGCCGTAAAGCCAGGAGACGCATGTTTAGGCGGCTTAATCACTGCTCGGTACCGTTGTACGGACCCATTTGCATGGATTCGAATGATCCGGATACGGTAAATTGTAGCCTACTCAAGCGTTTGCTTCGGGATGTTCCCGAGCCTGACGAGAGAACGCTTCGGCGGTTTTATAAATTTGTAGATAATTATGTTTCAGGCTTGCCCATTGTTAGTCCTATGCCATTTGAGGAATGGCTTGAATCCACGACTTACAATGAAGAACGGAAAATGCAGTTGCGCCAAGCTTACAAAGAACTTCGAGGTGGACTCCCTACCCAGAAGAATTGTGAGCGTATCGACGCCTTCGTTAAGTCGGAGTTTTACTGCGAATGGAAGAACGCGCGTATGATCAATTCGCGTTCTGACAAGTTTAAGGTGTGGTCGGGGCCTCGGTTCAAGGCCATTGAGAAAGTGGTGTACCAGATACCTGAGTTCGTGAAGCACATTCCGTGTGCTGACCGCCCAGGCGTTGTCGCCGGGTTTAAGAAATCTGGTCGCCATTATTACATTACTGACTTCACCGCCTATGAGAGTCACTTTACCCCAAAGTTCATGCGAAATTGTGAGTGTCGTTTGTATGAACATTGTTTGGGCGGGGATCGTGACGCTAAGTTGATCACAAAAACACTCACTGGCAAAAACAA